TCTTTTTCGGAGTTGTCTTGCGGCCCGTGCGCGGCAGGAGGCTCAATTGTACAGAATGGGTACTCAATACTAGACGCAACCTCCTCATCTGCAGACTCTGCATGTTGGGTAGGTTGTGGCTCTACTTTATCTTTAGTAGACTCAGACGCGGGCGTGATAGGCACATATTTTTTCTTTTTCTTTGCGCCTTGGGTTGCAAGTCTGGCTTGTTCTTGGCGATACTCCTGGCTCCTGTAGGAATAACAAACCGAATTAACGGTGAGGAAGTCCTTAGCCAGGTAGTTTTTGCCTTTACTAAGTGTGAAGCCTGCTAAGGCGATCCACTTATGCCAGATTGCTGCCAACTCATCTGTCGCTCGAAAGAGTATATCATCACCGTTAATGAGTACGGGTAACTCTTCAATATCGAACTTTTTTCCCTTATATTCTTCTAGTGCTAGCCAGTAGGCGGCTAGATTAATAGCACATAATATGGGGAATGAGATGGGACAACCCATTAATTGACCGTTCTTCATCATAAAAGGCTCGCGTTTCTTATAGGGATGATAGGTTTCGTGGGGCTCAACATAGTCAAGCCGATGGTTCCCTAAGACGGCGCGGAGAATTTTCTTCTCGTCCTCTGTGATGCCAGCGACACTTGCGATGTATTCCTCTAAAGCGAGGCTATTGACCTCCTGTGAGATCCCATCAGTGGCTGCGCTAAAATCGCCAGAGTTCCACTTGATGACCTTACCTTTACGTATATCATCAGCGAATATATTAGCCTTTCTCTCTTTTGCCAGCAGCTCATGTAGATGCTGCTCTGTAAGAGGCTCACCCACTAGCTTAAAAGCAAAGTGAGTGTCGTACAGGTGTTCCCGCATGTCCTTTTGAAAAGGCATTACGGCAGCATATGGCATAGCATTACCCTTAGTAATAAGCCTACATTTAAGAGGCTCAAGACACTCTACAATAGTAGCATGGCAAACGCCATTTTGTTTCTTTAGAGTGTCTAGGGCTTCGCGTACCAAAAAGCTGTGAGGGATCCGAGGCAGCATATTGCTACTGTATTTTTCCTCGGTGATATTGCCTGTCATTGGGTCAAAATGACTCCCAATCAGGTCCCCCTCAGTCATACCTAGTACTTCTTCTAGATGAATTTTCCAGCGCTCCCTTATATATCCAGCGCGACCATACTTACCTCTTGGGTTTTCATAGCAGGCGTTCGGTCCAGGGTTGCCTTCGACTCGTTCGAAATTTCGGACGTTGAAGCAGTCATATTTTGTTCCATTGCAGTATCTAGTATACTTCTTTGCACGGAATATGTTCCTGAACTTTTTTCTGAACTCCTCCTTGATACCAGGGTCAAGTGGTTCCTTCTCATCTGTAAGAGCAATTTTGTGCTTGTCCAGAGCAGCCTCAACAAATTCGGCTGTAACCTCTGCACATCCACGTTTTGCACCTTGTAATATAGCCCAACATACCTTAAGAGGAATTTTGTTGGTGGATTTGTTGATAAGCAATCGCTTCAACATCCTCCTGCTACCACCTCGAAGGGGAAGATAAAATATTTTTTTCCGCCGACTGGGTAGTCCCGGGGGTTCCGGGATATCCGATGGAAGGTTTTCTTCGTAACCGAGAGCCTTGACCAATCCCTCTGGGACGTCAGGTTCATCATTTCTTGCGAACACCGCGAGTGGCCAGCACGTCATGTGCTTGATCCACTTTACGCAAGTTCCCTGATCTGGTGCTCTGGTTAATACGTTGATCACTTCTATGTAGTCTGAAAACGGTTGGTGTCTGAACACCTCGTTTGAATCCATCAGACTATCGGCGAGTGCGCGCGCAAAATGCAGCGCAGCAATCGCGTTAGCTTGGCTTGTCATCTTTGCCTCGCTAACCACCTCGGCGTTAGACTCGAGGAAAGATTCAGGTACCCAATTCATTGGGAACCCTGAATCTTTCAACATCTCGAGATCTAACAGCTTGTTGTTGGAACCCTTCCAACAGAAGGCGCCGAATAAAAGATCGAAACAATGAATCTTATCTAGGTTCATCGTTATTCT